CAAGTGGGGGTCCCGGCACGCGTAAGCATTCCCCTTGCCCTATGGTGTGTGGCGCCCTTTCCGGGGGCGCCAACCATTGTTGGGTGAGGGATTACCGCGGATAACCGCGGTGGACCGAAAGGAGCTCCGGTGCATTGAGTACCAAGCGTAGGCAGTCTCTACCCTTTAGTTACGGGAGAGGCACGGAACGTCAGGAGTTTTCAAGGGCGGGGCCTTGGTCCGATAGGACCAGCCCTCCCTTTTATTCTCCTTCAACGCTTCGCGCAGATCTGACCGCGCCAGGTCTCGTAGGGACTCAGGTGACTGAGTCCGAAAATCATCCATTGTGGCGGAAGGTTTCGCTCGGGATACCTCTCTCTCTTGAGGAGGCGTCCCAGGGCGGTGACCCGCTCGCCAACATTGGTGGCGATTTCACGATGACAAAGACCAGTGTTATAGCGCCTAGTTATTCAGCGCCGTTTCACTGGACGTCACCGTGGAATCTGCAGAATCCAGCTTACCGTTGGGTCTTTCATGGCCCTTTGGTGATGCCGGGTTACTTGTCGATCGTCTTCCCGCCAGCTGGTCGCTCGAGTGAAACCGAGCTGATCAACTACGGGACTAAGGCGATCGCAAACTGCGCGCCAACCAATAGCGTAGTGGACTTGTCCACAGCTATTCTCGAGGTCCTCCGTGAGGGACTCCCCAATCTTGTGGGGTCCCTTTTCTGGAAGGACCGAGCTCGCTCGATCAAGGACGTGTCATTGTCCGATGAAGTGGATGCTGTGAAGCATCCCTCGAGTGAGTTCTTAAATGTCGAGTTCGGATGGTTGCCCCTGATCAACGACGTCACCAAGTTTGCACAAGGTGTCGCCGAACTTAGCAAGCGAGTGGAACAGCTTGTTAAGGACTCGGGTAAGCAAGTTAGACGAAGGTATGATTTTCCACCTGTTGACACTTCAGATGTGACCGTTTGGAGGGAAAACGTTTCTCCGGGTATGTACCCGGACGCGTCACTCTTCTACGATCCTCTGAAGGTCAATAAGGGGCGAGTTACCAGAAACCGTTTAACGACGGTACGTCGATGGTTTACAGGTGCCTTTACCTATCATATCCCTCCAGAGTGGGGGGACGCGATGGCGGGGCACGGTGCTTTAGCGAGACATCTGCTTGGCACCAGCCTAACACCTGAGATTCTCTGGAACTTAGCTCCCTGGAGCTGGGCCGCTGACTGGTTCACCAACGCTGGCGATGTTCTACACAACGCTAGTGAAATGTCCAGTGAGTTAGGTCTTATCATTCGATACGGCTACATCATGGAGCATTCAATTGTCCGTGATGTCTACGTTTTCGAAGGAGAAACCGGGTTTCTACCCGGCTACTCCGGCCGACCTGCTACGCTCGTCCTCCAAACGGAGGTTAAGCTACGCAGGAAGGCTACGCCCTTTGGTTTCGGACTGTCTACCGGCCTGACTAGCCGGCAGGCGGCCATTGTGGCTGCACTCGGCGCAAGCCGAGTCTGACCACGAATGTTGACCGCATGTCAAACGCCAAGAGGGGTCAGAGACCCTGGCCCTAGGAGTGATGCCCGTGGCACTTACCGATCCAACAACCGTCACCATCAGTGGCACCGCTGTCGTCCTTCCCCGTGTCTACGGGTTGGGACGGGAGTCGGCGTACACGTCGGCAGACGGCCTAGTGACGCTGTCCGTTAACCATACCCTTGCAAAACAGGGTCGGGAACGGCACGTCATCAGGATCGATCATTCGAAGCTAACGGCAAATCCGTTTGACTCGAGCCAGAATATGAAGGTCAATATGGCGGCTTACACCGTCTTCGACCTCCCTCCGGCCGGGTACACGGACCCGGAAGCACTCGCTGTCTTTGTGGGTTTCAACACCCTTCTGACGGCGAATACGAATGCGGTCGTCACCAAAGTTCTTGGTGGCGAGTCGTAGTGTGGGTCCCAGCATACCGCGAAAGGGGAGTAATCCTCCGAGGGGTGAACAACCCCTGGTGGGTGATCCGCCTAACAAAGGACGCTGGGAACGTCGTGACGATCTGGAGTTCAATGAACTAGATGTTCGCCTGAGGATTAGTTACAAGACTGTTCTTCTCGTGTTCGTCCTGTTCGACGTTCTTCGAAAAGTCGTCGACGTCTCTCTAAGCAACTTCTGACCGTTTGGTAGCCCCGTAAAGGGCACGGTCATTAGAAGCCACTGGAAGACGTGACTGCTCTTCGTGAGCATCACCATGATAGCGAGCTGGAAGGCCCGCTGTGAGTGTACCGGGCTATGGACTCGGTGTCCCCCTATATAGGAGGTCCGATGAAAAGCCTGATGTCACTCTGGTCCATGCTGGCAGAGGAATCCGCCAGCATATGCTGTACGAGTGCCATCCGAGACATTAAGACCGTCTCGGATCGGATCGAACATGAGGGGTTGTCGTTTCTCACGATTACCCTACCTGATTTTGGAAAAGCCATTCAAAACTGGCTCGACCTTGGTCAGGTCGGCATCCACACCTCGTTCCAGCTGGAGCGAGGTGGAAGGCTCCCCCGTTTTCTCGGGGGTTTCTTCTGCCGTGTGTTCGACCGGAGTAGTGGCTTGTTGCTCGACGAACCCTGTGTCGCCTCTATTCGAGCTTTGCGCCAGCTTACGCTGGCGTTTGGCAAGATTGAACTTGAGTGCTCCCCAGCACGAAAGTCCAAGGCGATCAGGAATTACATCGAGTGTGAGTTTGAG